TTGCCTTTTCAATACTTTTATCTACAGTTTCATTTATACCACCGCCTAATATACATGTTCGCTCCTTCTTGTTATCAATACTACTCATTGTTTCACAATGAACCGTAATGAGGTTATGTATAACTTCATCTTGGCATGGAGTAGTGATTATATTTATATCTTCGCTTTTAAGAACATTTAATGCTCCTTGCCATTCTTCAAATATTTTCTTTTCTCCTATAGCTCCAGAGAAAGATATAAAATCACTATCATTTTGTGGTAGCATATTCTCTTTAGATAGAAGCTCTACCTTATCTATAAAATCACTTGCAAGAACCTGTCTTATCATTTCATGCAAATTTCCATATACAGATATTTCTTGAATATTAGTAGTACTATCCTTTGAAAAATCAATCCTTCCATAAAAATCTAGTTCATAAGAAGGAAGCTCCTTTTTACTAGTAGGCACTTCACTACATTGGTAACATCCTTTATTATTTAGTGCCTGTGCAAGATTTTCTATAGTTGGATACTCTTCTAACAAAAGTTTAACATTGTCAGTTGCATTTCCTTCAACTTCTATTTCTAGTTTTTCATTGTCTACTGTTAAACTACATTTAGTTCCTGTCCCTATATACTTAATCTTCAGTAATTCATTTTTGATTGTTGGTAGATTTGCTTCTTTCTCATGATGTTTGAATGCAATTTTTATTTCATTCTTGCTTATATCATGTTCATATTTCATAAATACCGCATTGGCATTAACACCATATTCTTTTGTGTACAGTTTTAGTATATCTTCACCTGATGCAGTGCTTAATACTCTTGTAGCTTGAGTTACCTCTCCAACTCTTACTGCAAAAACATTTTGTGGAGTATATCCTTTTGCTGGGTAAAAGAAATGAGCAATGGCCTGCAATAATTCTCCACCCTTTAGTTTCTCTTTTGCCTCTTCTAAGCTCCCAAACTCATACACTGTATTAGGTTTTCCAGCTCTTGCATACCCTAAAATTGCAACATTTCCTGAAGATACACCACCACCTTTACTTTTTATTGATGCACTTCTTGAATAAACGCCAGGTATTACATGTGTTGTCCTTTTTCCTACACTATCAAATATTACAGGTTTTATTCCCATATTTTAATTCCTCCCATTTTTGATATTAGTATATAACTACATAATATGTCTGTTAAAAAAACTTTCTAATTCTGTATCCCATTCTTTTATTGTTTTTATGTTACCTTCATATTTTCTTGTGAGAAGTATTTCAACTTCTTTTTCATACTCTCCTCTTCTTTTATTGAGATATTGCCTAATACTCAAATTTACACCTTTGTCATTACCTTTTAACATAATTTTCCACCTCCCATATTGTGTTTTTATGTTTCAATTCAGTATCTACTACTGATTGTTCTATAAAATAATCAGCACTAAAAGTTAGTCTAGCTCCTACAAGCGTAACTCCAAAATCATAATTGTAGTTTCCACTTCGATCTCCTTCTACTGTACTATCAAAAATTGCTAAGTTATTGTTATTTCTATACTTTGACATTACATCACGCATATTACCTGCAATAAATAGTCTTACTTGTTCATACAACTCGTTTTTTAATTGTATGTTTTCACTCCATATTTCAATAGCTATTTTTTCTTGACGACGTATTATCTTTGTTATGCCAATAATTTCATTTTGTGTTTTAAATATTTCTTCTAATTCTTTTATAACTGCATCACATACCACATATCCATTTTTTTCTAATTCTGGTAAGTCTTCTTTCACCAATATCAATTCTTGAGTTTCAGATAATATATTTAGTTCAGATGGTTTATTGTCACTTACTGTACTTACTACAATCGATGGGAATAAACTTCTGTTATATGTGAAGTCAGGTAGCATTAAAGAAAATGGGTGTTCATTTGTTATATTGATAGAGTAATTTTTATAGTATTCTGATGCTTTCAATGTTTGAAAGTATTCTATTAAAGCATCTTTTACAGCCTGTTCTAATATAAGAGGTCGATTAAAATAGTAAATCATTATACCGCCTCCCATTCATCACTACCTAAAAATTTAAATATTTCTATTAATGCCTTTCTTAGTCTTGACTTTTCCTTTAATTCAGATGATGATACAGATACATCACGAACAGAAAGTCGGGGGCTGTCGGGTTTAGATTTTTCTAAATGGCTAATTGTGGGATTCCCGTCCACAGATGTAACGCCCTGTTCTTCAGGGCGTATTTTTTCAAATCTCTTAGGCACTTTCTTTCCATAATAAAATGTCTTATGTAATACAATTTTGTTGTTTTCCTCTTTCTTAACTATGACAAATTCTTTTCTTTCTCTATATTCTTTCTCAAATGCGATGCTGTTAGTTGTAGTATCAAGATAAATATTTTCTGGTTTGTCTAATATTTCTTGTATATGTTCATAATCTTCAAAATCTAACTCAGGATGATGATTTACCATGTGGTCTACAAAATAGCCTTTACTACAATATACAGTACTATCTTTTATAGGATTAAAAAGTTTGAGGTTTTCGTTATTTATATATGCAACAGGTTCAGGTTTGCTACCATATTTTTGAAAAATCTCTTCTCTAGTTAAACCTTCCGCTTCTTCAAAGATAGCTTTATTTGCCCAAGAACTTAATTTATTTTTTATATTTTCCTTTGTTATACTTTCATTATTATTTCCACTATCAGTGAACTTTCCTTCCTCATCTCTAGGATGTTCACCTTCATTAAAAGATTTTTTTAATCCCATTCTAACTAATACAGAGTTAATAGCTTTATTAAGGCTTCTACTCTTAAAATGTTCTAAATCTTTTAAATCTCTTTGAGTAAAAGTATCTCCACCAACAGTTGCTTTTCCATTTTTCTTTACTTCATCTATAATTTTTTGCACTTGAGTACTAGTGTATCCTCTTATTTCTTTTATTGCTTCTTTTACAGTATCAAAGCTCTTCAAATCTCCTGCTATTTCATTTACATAATGAGAAACAATGTTATCAATACTATCATGCACTACAGCATCTCTTTCTTTTCTTATACTTTCTTCCGCATCTTTTTGATACTGTTCTTTTTTGTCATTTATAGAATCTATTTCTTTTGATAATTCTTCTTTCTGCTTTCCTAAATTTTTAATTCTTGCTTCTATATCGTCAGGATTATTAAGTCCTTGTTTTTCTAAGCTTTCAGTCAGTCCTTTGACTTCCTTTTTGATTTTTTTTATACCATTGTTATACTCTGAAATAGCCTTTTTTTGACTTATGACACGGTTATTATATAACTCTACACTAGTCTTAAGTTTTTCAATATCTGCTTTTAGTTGTTCATTTGCTGGTTCTTTTTTTAATTCTCCTTCTGTATTTTTTAAGTTTTGTTTAAGCTTATTTACTTCTGTAGAGAAATAATTCAAACTTTCATTTGCTATTTTCATATTATTATCATAATCATCAATTCTGTTCTTTAATTCAGAAATCCTTCTATTTGTATAATAAAGTGAATCTATTTTGTGATTTAATAACTTTATATCACTTTCTATTTCTGCTTTTTCTTGCAATATTCTTAGATTAGCTCTTTTTTCAGGGTCTTTTATAAGCTCAAATTTTAATTCTTCAGGATCAATATCTTCTACATTCAAAGAATCACCTTTATAACTCCATAAAGCATTTAATCGTGATGACTTTTCATCATATTTTTGATACATCATCGCATCTATAGAATCATTCATTAATGGATATAATACATGTGTTACGCCTTGTTTATTTCCCTGTCTCCATATACGTCCTTCTACTTGTGTTGTTTCTGTAGGATTCCAACCTAACATTGTATTATATATGGTTGTTGTGTTTCCATTTAAGTTTACACCTTCCTTTATTGTTTCACTTCCTATAATTACTTTTATTTTTCCATCTGGATCATTAAAATCACTCTTAATAGCTTCTTTTTTATCTTGAGATGTTTTAGCATCCATAAATGCTATGGAATTTTCTGGCATTCCTTTTGAAACTAAATACGCCTTTACTTGTGAAAAATGTTCTACACCACGTGGCATATAAATAACTTGTCCTTCTTTTGGTCTTTTATTATATTGTATCGCTGTAGTATCACATACAAATTTTAATTTAGGAGATTCTTTTACAACATCTTCAGCTTTTGGAGTATGAAATCCTTCATAGTTTGCATAATCTTTATAGAATTTAGGATCAATCAAACTAGGAGATAATGTTGCAAGTCTCATATTATTCATTGCAACTAAAACTTCTCCTTTATTTTGTTTACCTCCTTTAGAAAAATGTCCGTCCATTCTATCCATTTCAACTTTTATTATAGATTGTTGAACTGGTGTTAAATCCAGCATTGGCTTATGCACTCTTTTATAAGGTCTTATAACTCCTGCCTCTTCTCCATCTACTTTATCTATATATTCATTTATAAGGCTTTGCAACGTTCCTAGATTCTTAAAGTTTTTCATTACTTGCTCGCATACAACATCACCTTTAGCATTAACTTTCCAATCATTTTTAAGTTCTGCAAATTGTGTCATAAAATCTTGCAAGTTATATATATGAAGTTCCTTTAATCTACTTCTTGCTGTTAAAGACAAAATATTATAAATCTCTACTGGTGAATTATTAAAAGGTGTTGCACTAAGTCCAAAAAAGCCTTTTCCTTCGGTTTTTTCTTGTATAAGTTGTGACATGACAAATAGCTTCATTCCTCTATCACTTTGACTTCCTGTTGGCACACCACTATATTCATTTGCAACAGGTGGAGCTTTATCATCTACACCATATCTTGTTGACTGTTGCCTCGCTTTAGGCATGGCAAAAACATTCTTAAAATTATGAAGTTCATCTACTGTTATATGGTCTATTCCTAATTCTTCAAAAAAGACAGCTTCATCTTTTGCTTTTACTCCTACACCTAATATTTTATCCACTTTTTCTTTTAATTTTGCTTTTTCTCTATCACTTCTCATATCAGGAATAAGATTTCCATCAACATCATAATCTCCTGCTGATTGAATTTCCAAAATATCATCACGTAATTCAGATGTAACAGTATTATCTCTAAATGTAATTTTTTGTAATGCTTCATAAGTACAGATATTTAAGGCATTTTCAGGTAACTCTACCTTTCCATTTTTCATATATTGGGCTAAATCTTCCTGAGAGAAATTTGATAGTTCATTGATTTTTACATCAGGAAAATGTTGTTTTGTAGATACTAACCATTGCTTGTATACATTTTTAGGAACACAGATTAATGGTTTTTTTGCTCTACCTGTCTGGATTTGATTAATTGTTGCTACTAATCCTGTTGCAGTTTTACCTACTCCTACATCATAAGCTAATATTCCATTACCTTTATTACAAAGTCGTGATACTCCTTTTATTTGTTGCTCAGTTAATGTAAATTCATCTTCCCCTTTATGTGTATTCATTCCTTCAACAAAAACTGGTATAGCTGTATAGTCAGGATTTACAAAAGCATTAGATATCCTATTCCATTCATCTTCAATCTTTCCTTTTTCTTCATTTGATAAATTGCTAAGCCAGGTATTAAACATTCTTTCAGCTGTTTCTTTCCTATCTTGCTTCCTTTTTTCAGCTTCAAGTTTTGCCATTTGCTTGTCTTCATCTGTTGCATATTTTCCCAGTCTTTCTGTTTTTATAGGTTTGCGGTGAATGTAATCTATTACATCTCGCATCGTAGTATCCCCTACAACATCTGAAGATAATGTATGTGGAATGTTCAAACTAGGCATAAAATTTCTACTGCCAGGTAAATTTTCATATCTAAGGTTATTATCTGGATCGCAATAACTTATAAACTCATCAACAAGACTTAATCCATTAGCCTCTTTTTTGTTTGCAAAGTTCTCTAGTGGTGATAAGGTAAACTCGCCGAGCTTTTTAGGAGTAGGTAATACCTTATTCAATAATTCTTTTCTATGATTATATTCTTCATTTCCTATATTTCCTTTTTCTTTATCTTTTTCTAGTTCTTCCAGTTTTTTGTAAATATTTCCGCTTGCATAATTTGCAATATTTGTGTAAGCACTCTTGGAAAAATCCCATATAAAATTATCATTGTTTTTTATTTCATTTAATTCTTCATCATTCAAGCCCCATACAAGACCTTCCCAATCTGTCTTTTTCCAAAATTTTAAGTCTTCTTTTCTTATGTTTTTATTATATTTTTTATTGAATTCATCAGCTGTCATGTTTTTGCCAATTGATGCTTCAAATAAATCTCCTTTTTTTATTTTCTTTTTTATTTCCTTTTCTTGATGAAAATCTTTTTTAGCATTCTGGTTGCCCATCATTGCTTCACTTCTATTCTTATGTTCTTCTGCAGTTTCTTCATTATTGGACACTAAGAATTCTTCAGCTTTATCTCGTCCTATTTTTCCATTCTCTAATTTATAGCCTACATATCCATTCTTTACGTATGTTACAACACCTTTTGTGCCATCTTTTGTTAATATCTTATTTCCTATTTCTAATTTACCAACTGTGTAATTAATTTTATCAACATTAATAGGTATTGCCTTAATTTCTGTTTTTGCTTTTGCTTCCTCTATTTCTGCCTCAATTTTCGTAGCTTGAGGATCTATCATTGCTATAGCTTCTTTTATAGTTTTACCATCTGGAAGTTTTACAATTTTAGTTCCCCAGTTTCCACCATCTTCTTCATGTCCTATAACATGACTTTCATTTTCTATGAAGTATTTATTGTTAGTAAAATCTTCTATGCTACCTTTTTCTCTTTTTATTATTACTATATCAGTTCCTACATCTGTACTTGAAAATGTTCCTTTAGGCAATCTCCACGCCTCAAGTAATTTACCTTTTTTTGCTATAGCTTCTTTACCTTTAGAACTTCCACCTCTTAAAAATCCACTAGGCACTACAAAAGCCATGATACCACCGTCTTTTAAGGTATCTAGCCCTCTATCTATAAAATATTGTTCATACCTATCGTGTATAGAACCTTCACCTAATCCTTTATAATAATCGTTATATGTTCCATAAGGTGGATTTCCTATTACAACATCATATTTTTCACCTTTGTATTGTTTTTGTACTGAGTTATTTTTTATGAAAAGATTTTGAAAAGCACCTTCTTTTACTTCAGCTTTAGGGTGTAATATCCTTGCTATTCTTGAGCTTGTACTATCAATTTCGCATAAGGTAAAATCATCAGGTCTTCCTTCTGCAAATCTACCTATACCACTTGAGGGTTCTAATACTTTTTTAGTTTTACTTGGATTATATTTGTCTACTAAGTCCCATACCTTATTAATAACATCGTGTGGAGTGTAAAACTCTGTTAATACTGCTTTAGAACTGGCTTCTTTTTCATTTAAACCACCAGCTCCTTCATATCTACGTAATAGTGCCTTGTCTTCTTCTGTCATTTCTTCATCAGTTTTACTTGCTAATAAATCAAGGCACGCCTTACGTATTTCTTTTGCTGTCTTTTTAGTTAATCTTTCTTCCAGTTCTAGCTTATGTCGTCTTGTTCCTCTTCCTCGTTGGCTAGTAGCTCCTGCTCCCTCAAATCCGCTTCCAGATTGATTAGACAACTCTTTAGATGTGCTTCCGTTATCTCCCAATTCGCTTTCTTGCACATCCTGATTGCTACTTCCTTTGCTCCTTCCAAGCCGTATCTCTCCAGTACTGTCGGAAAGCTCTTCTCGCTGATTTCCAATGTTATTTTTTCCATTTTTCTCCTCCTCAATAATGCCATCTTTCTTAGCATTTTGGTTTCCCTTCATAGCATCACTTCTATTTCTGTGTGCTTCATCAGGACTTACTCTTTTCTCGGAATTTTGCTCTTCAATTATAAACTTGTATAACTCTTGTACAAACGGTAATGGATTACCTCTTGAGTCGGTGAAACGATCTCTATTCTCAAGTATTATCTGCATCATCTCATGTTCATCTTTACAAGCTACAATCTTTTTCTTTAATGCTGATATAGCTAACTTCGCTCCTTTTGTATGACTGTCATACTTCGGTCTCCATTTGCCAGGTGCTATCTTAATAAACTTCTTGCCTTTCCACTCTCTTATAGTTCCTACAGGTAAACCTTTCCCACCTTTACCTAACAATGCAAACATAAAAGCCTTTTTCAAGGTCTTATTTTCTTCTTCTTCTAGTTTTTCTAAATGCTCAATCACTTTTTTCTTAATTGATTCAAAACGTACTTTTTTATCATTATTAGTTAAAATCGTTTTAGACATACTTTTGTCCTCAGCTTTATTAAGACTTGATTTTTTAATTATGTTATGTAATGATGTGGTCGCTTGGTATGAGTTATGCTCATTTGCCTTGGTTGGATTAACCATCTCTGCACAATTTTTGTGCATGTGCTTAATCATTCGGCTGGTTTTTTCGTCTACATAGATGAGAGAATCAGCTGTTTTTATTTTTCCCAAAACATTGTTTAAATTTCGTTCATGCGTTGATATAGATATCTCATTGCCATCAATACCAACTACAACAGATTGCACTATTCTCTGTTTATTTTTGTCTACATCAAAGAAAGATTTAACATATAATTTACTTCTACTATCATCCCTGTTTTCTAAAATAACAGCCAATGGATTTTTTAATGTTTCATGTACAGCACCTAATAAGTAATCTCTTTTTAATGCTTGTAATTTTTCAAACTGATTTTCACCTAGTTTTACAGTGCCTAATGGTGTTTCAGTTATACCTAATGGAAACAATTTATTATAATTTTCACGAGTGAATGGTATATTGGGTAATGGAATAGCTTTATCTTGAAATAACCGTTTTATTTTAGATTTTAACTTCTCTATTTCGTTATTTTTACTATTATTGCCTACATTAGTAAATTTTCCACTTTCATCTCTAGGATGTTCACCTTCAACAAAAGATTTTTTAAGAGAAAAAAGACTTATAAGGTGTTCTAATGCAGGGGTTTTCATCTATTTCCTTTCCTATCATTTAAACTTTAGGATGCCTTTTTTTTATTTCTTCTATTTTTTCAAGCCACACAGATTTTTCAACTTCTCCTCTTAAAGACTGCAAGCCCAAAGGGTCAGCTTCTCTTGCATAATCTGCTTGACGCATCTCATCAATAAAGCGGTTGTATTCTTCTTTTGAGAGTTTGCCTTCATCGTAGAGTTCTTTGTTTGTCTTTTTGACAATGTAATCACCCTCGATTTTCTCATCGTCTTTGAGTGCTTTTAATCCTGCCTTTACTTTTTCGGCTTCACTCATGTCTTCAAAATCTGTTCCGTCTTTGTTAAGTTTTTTCCCTACGGGTATCTGGATTAGGCTTTCTTCTATAAGTGCTGTAAGGCTTTTCTTTTTTCCTGTGTTTACATCTTCGTATATACGGATGTCATCTCCTATATTGACTTCACAACTTTCAATAATTCTATATTCAATTTCAGGATTTTTTACCTCTGGCATGTCTCCACAATAGTGTCCTATAATGATGTTATCTTTAATTTCGATGTATTCCATAGTTTTTACTTCCTTATTCTCATATGTTTAGTTACCATATATCTACTATTAAGATGTAGCTCCTCCATTATGGATTTTTTCAAGTTGCCAAATAATAATAGTTCTATTTCGTGGACGATTTTCACCGGCTACAGGTACGTCATGAAGATCAGAAGCTTTAAATATTAATTTTTGTTTTTCCCAACTTGAGTTACTTGACCATGAACTACCACTCTCTCTATTAACGCACGAAAATGCACCAGCACACCCTGTTATTTTGTTCCCAGATTCAAAGTTTACAGAACCCCATATTTCCCTAATCGCATCACCTTGCTCCCCACTATCGAATGAAAGTGCATTGCTACCTTTTGCACGGAAGATACAGC